CCGCGTTCTTCGTCCCGAAGCCGCCGATGAAAGTGATTTCGGAGAAGCCCGCCATGTCGATAACGTCGCTCGTCACGGCGTCTGTTCCGGCTTCCTGTGCCGCCTTGGCGAGGATGATTTTCTGGTTCTCGGCCGCGTTCATTTCGTCACCTACGCAAGTTTCACGCGGACAAAGGCCTCGGGGAGGACCGGCATGCCGTCCCAGTAGCCGCGACCGATGAACCCGACCTGGCTGGTGGCGGCGTAGAGCTCGTTCAGCCGCTGCATCTCAAGGCCCTGGAGCTCGGCAATCCAGTAGTAGCTGAAGTCGCCGAGGATGCCGACGTACAGGCCCGTGGTGAAGGTGCTTGGCGCGTACTCGGACTCGAGGATCGGGATGCCGAGGAGCATGTCGGGCTGTCCCGCCATGATCCCGGGCTTCCAGAGGTACTGGCCTTCACCGTCCTTGAGCTTCGTGATCTGCTTCACGCCATCACGGTGGAAAATCCAGCGGGCCTTCCCGCGGTACTGGCCCTTCAAGGCAAACTTGGCCTCGATCAGGCCGTCCGCCGTGACCGCCGTCTTCTCGTTCCCGGTGGAAACGTCGCGGTCGGTGTTGATGCCGTTCGCGTCGGCAGTGAAGACACCCAGGGGGGCGGTGGTGCCGGCCCCGTTCAGGAAGCCGTTCTCCTGCGTCGTTGCGAACTTGTAGGCCAGACGGTCGGCTACGAGATTCTCAACGGGAATAGCCGAGGTGCGGAGGAGCTTCATGGAAACCTTGACCAGCTTCGAAAGCTGGAGCGGCTTCAGCTCCCTGTGCCCGAAGGCCATGGTCGCGTCTTCGGAAACCGATGCGACCTCGGTCGTCCACGTCGGATCGGCGGGGTCGGTCAGCGAAGGGCAGCCGAGCGTGTCGGAACTGGTGACCGGGATCACTGTTGCCAGGCCGCGCACAAAAACCTGGTTGTCGAGTCCCTTGATGAGCCGAGCGACGAACTGCTCGGCAGCATGGAGATAACCGCCCGCGGCGTCGCTGTCGTTGGCGAGGGCCCGGTACTCCGACGCGTTGCCGGTACGCAGGAAGCTGCGGAAAGCCTCCAGCTTCCGCTCTTCGGGGGCCGCCCCGGCGTTCCCGGGGGCCGGAGGAGCGGGGAGATCGCGGAGCCCCGCCTCGAGGGCCGCCTGCTTCTCCCTGGTTTTGATTTCGGCCACGAGGGCGTCGACGTCCCTCTCCATCTTGGCGTAGGAGTCGCGCTCCTCTGCGCTCATGTGGCGTTTTTCGGCCTCCGCCCTGTCGAGCAGGCCCCGCATGTCGGCGATCAGCTTCGCCCTCTTGTTCCTCAGCTCAAGCACTTTGTCCATCGTTTCGCCTCCTATTCGTTCTCTTGGAGCGCAAGCCGCGCCCTCAAAATGAAAAAGTCCGGCTTAACCGCCGGGCTCGCCTGCCGTTCCGCTTGGTGCTCTGCAAAAACCTGTTCTGCCGATCGGACGCCGGTCGTCGCCGTGGGATAGGCCGGGAAAGTGACCGGCGAGACGTCGTAGAGCTCGCCGACCTTCCGGATCGTCCTGACTGACGGCTTGACGCTGTCGTCCCATTCCTGGGCCCCGCCCTCCATCGAGAACGAGAACGAGCTCTCCTTGATGTCGCCGCGCTCAATGGAAACCATCAGATCGCGGGCCCATTGCGCGTCGGGCGGCAGGAGCTCGTACCAGAGACCCTTCTCGTCCTCCCGTAGCGTCAGCGTTCCAGCCGACTCCCGGCCCAGGACGTGATCGGAGTTGTGGTTGAAGAGCCCCCGAACGTCCGAACCCTTGAGGGCGTCCGCGAATGCCCCGGGCATGATCTGCTCCCGGAAACCCCAGAGAACGTCGGAAAGCTCGTTGAACCTGGCGGCGTAGCCGACGATCTTCTTCGGCCCGTCACCGTCCGCCTGTACCCTGACCTCGGCCTTGAAAAACCTTACTTCCCTGTTCTTCACGCCATCTCACCTCCCCCCTCCCTGCGGATCCGCCGAATCCGGATTGACGATCCGGCCAACGGTCGTAAACGCCGACTGCATGAAGTGCTCGTCCCCGCCTTCGATCGGGGCCATGTTCTCTTCGGCCCGCACCTCGTTGATCGACTTCCAGCCGCCCATGATCGCGGTGCGGTGGGCCTCGTTCCGGCTCTTCGTGTCGCCCCTTAAAAGGCCGTCCACGACGAATTCGCAGAAGTACCGGCCGCGCTCGCTCGGCAGGAAGAGCCGCCAGTTCATGGCCTGTTCGAGCCGGGTCAGCCAGGGCGAAAGCGTGTACATGACGAACTCGAGCGAAAGCTCCGTGATGTTGCTGAACGTCGCTTTTTCGAGATCGTTAATCAGGTGAGCCGGGACTCGGTAGATGCCGGCAATTTCGCTCCTTGAGAGCTTCATCGACTCCAGGAGCTGGGCGTCAACCGGGTTGATCGTGACGCTCTTGTAGGTCATGCCCTCCTCGAGGACCGCAATCTTGTGTGCGTTGTCCGTGCCCTTGTGGATCCGCTCCCAGGATTCCTTGAGGCGGTCCTGGGCCTCTCGCCCGAGCGTGCCCTTGTGCTCGAGCACGCCACCGGGCAGGGCCCCGTTCGCAAAGAATTTCCCCTGGAACTGGGCCGCCGCGATGCCGGTCCCTATCGACTCGGCCGCGATCCTGATCGGGCTGTAGCCGATCAGTCCGTCGTAACCGAGCCCCGCGACGTGGAGGATCTGCTCCTTGAGGTAGGTTGTCCGCTGCCCCTTCTCGTCGGCGACTTCGTAGACCAGCAGGCCAGTTTTCGTCCGCTTCGGGGCCACCCGGGACGGCAGAAGCGGCTTGAGCGACCGGACCCGGCCGTCCCCGCCGTAGTCGATGTAGGCAAAGCTGTTCCCCCAGGTCGTCAGGTGGCCCATGCTAGCCTCGCGCCAGTTGAAGGAGCTCATTTCCTCGTTCGGGCGGTCGTGAACCAGCGGGTAAAGCGGGTGATCCGCTGCCTCTCGCTTGCCGCCCGAGGGGAGCCGCTCGTAGACCTTCAGGGGCAGTTGAGCGACGGACTCTGCCAGGACCCGGACGCAGGCATAAACCGCCGCCAGCCTCAAGGCCGAATCCTCGTTGACCGTGACGCCGGCCGAAACGGGGGGCCCGCTTAGGCCGAGGAACCATTTCTGCGGGTCCTCGGAGAACAAAAAGCGGAGGTTCTTGAACCCTTGCAATAGCCTTGTTATCCGCAATCTCTCACCCCCATTCCGTAAAAGGACATGGAAAAAGGCCCCGAAGGGCCTCTATTGGCTGACATTGTGTTGCGCTAAAGCAACCATAGTGTTGATGTCAACGATATGGTTTTACGCAGTCCTGAACAAACTCGGCGTCGCTTCCGCTACCCGCCTTCGCGCTATCTCGCAATACTTCTCTTCGAGTTCAATCCCGATGTAATGCCTCCCCGTTTCCACACAGGCAACGGCGGTTGTGCCGGAACCAAGGAACGGGTCGAGGATGACTGCGCCGGGGCGAGTGTGAAGGTTGATAAAGTGCTTGACCAAGTCGAGGGGCTTCTCGTTCGGATGGACCCGGTCGCGAGGCGGCGAAAACTTCAAGATGTTCCGGCTCGCGTTGCTGTCGTCGGCCCAGGCAAGTTTTCCCTTTTCTCGGTGAGCAACCATTATCATTTCGTACTGCCGACGGTATCTCCAGCCAAGGCCGGGGTTCAGCTTGTCCCAAATGACGGCGTGAAAGAAACTCAGGCCGTCCCGGTCCATCCGGTCCGCCACATAGGCAAAGGTCGGCTTTGGGCCGCCGCCGCCGCAGCAGCAGCAGCAGCAGCAGCAGCAGTCGGGCTTTAAAACTCTGGCCGCCTCAACCAGCATGCCGTCGAATACACGCCGGAAGGATTCGGGGTCATCGTTCGCAATCGGCTTGCTCTCTATCCCGCGAGCCTCATTAAGCCGAGCGTTCCAATCGCCGTCGTGGTTAGAGTGGCCGTATGGCGGGTCCGTCCAAATCATGTCCACACACCCGTCCGGCATCCCCCGCATCACATCAAGACAATCCCCGCAGATGATACGGTCGAGATAGTCTGTCATCGCTAGCCTCCCAAGGCAAAAAAAAGACCCCCTTTAGGGCCTAAACAGACTCGGCGTAGCCTCGGCTACCCGCCTCCGCGCTATCTCGCAATACTTCTCTTCCTGCTCTATCCCAATGAAGCAAAAACCCTCCTTGAGTGCCGCCAGGAGGGTTGAACCGCTTCCCGTGAAGGGGTCTAGCACAACCCCGCCCGGAGGCGTCACAAGCCTGCAAAGGTACTGCATCAGGGCCAAGGGCTTCACCGTGGGATGCGTGTTGAAACCGCCAGACGTTCGCCCCGCCCCTGCTCTCGGTGAATTGAGGCCAGCGGAACCGTCTTCTCTGTTGGTCATCCCGCCTCCTGAAACATGCCCCAAACTCTCACACCCTGCGTTGCGCTCGGACGAACTCGCCTTGGCGCAGTAGAAGAACCTCTGCGTGTCGTTCGGGAACACCGCCAAGACATCCTCGCTCCCATCGTGCAGGAGGTTGGCCGGGAAACGGCCTTGACCTTGAGGCGTCCCCACCCTGCACCCGTCGATGTTCAGCGCACCCGTGCCGTACTCTAGGACGTTCTGCGCGACCGTGCCCGTGAGAGGCTTACGCGCTAACACTATCGGCTCCCACGCTGGCTTGAGGGCGGTCCCCCAACCGTTCCAGCGGACAGCTTCGGGCGTGGCAGGGAGAGTGATGGTTGCATAACTGACACCCCTCTCGTCTGCTTTGCTTGTGTTAAAAGATGTCCCGCAATTATTCGTCTGTTGCGCCGCACGGTATCTTCCCACCACTTCCCGCTCGGCCCCCGCCATCTTGTCTATCGCCTTGCTGACATCAAGGCTCTTCGGGAAACCACTACCGTACAGCCAACCCAAACAATCCCGCATCTCCCACCCGGCGTCCTCAATCGCACACATCAACCGATGATGCGTCCGTGTCCCACCGAACGCCAAGAGATGCGCCCCAGGCTTCGCTACCCGCAGTGCCTCCCGCCAGAACGCCTCCCCCGGAACACCGTGGTCCCAATCCTTCCCCATGAACGACAACCCATAGGGCGGGTCCGTCACGATGGAGTCCACGGACGACTCCGGCATGGAGGCCATTACGTCCAGGCAATCCCCGCAGATGATACGGTCGAGGTAGTCC